GCCTTTTAGTTCAATTGCTTTTGGACGAATGGGAACAATGCCAGTGATGCTGCAAGTATTGCTAGTAGTGGGAGCGTAAGATTGACTAAAGCCTTTCTTGTTGGACTGGGCATGGGACAAAGCAGCAGTTGTAACATTTGCAGAGTTGCCATACCACGTAGGATCTTCTTTGAAGGCATTGACAGAAATGTCTCCAATGGGAGTGAAATCCTGATAAGTGGTGGCGCCATTATCACTAAAATACAGCCATGCCTTACTTCTCACCACTTGATCGAAAGGAAGCTGGCCCACTGCAGTGCGCTCAGGCTTGATCTCTTCAACGGTGGATGCTCCGATGGAAAGCATGAGCTGCATGAACTGTGAGCCGCCATAGCTCAATACGGCGCTCCACAGAAGCAACGTAGAAAGCCTGACGCCACCATTACGGTTTTGATCCGTGTTGGTATAGACAAGCCCTACTGGCTCTCCATAGCGAGATACTTCCTGGACACCATTGAAGCCAAAGCGCGGCACTGCACGCTGTTCTCTAGTGTTGCGCCCTTGCCCTCTTGGCTGTTCTGGCTGTGGAGCGAGCAATGCTGCTGCCACTTGCAAGATGGTGCCGATAATTGTAAGGACTAAAGCAATGGTGCCAGCAGGCTCATTCCTAATGTCAAAAACAGTGCCTTGTTTCGCATCAATATATTCTTGCTTCGCACAAACAAAATCCAGATATTCTTGCTTCGTTACGCCAAGAGCTTCAATTAAACCATGTTCATAAGGAAGCAGCGGGCGATCATTAGAACTATTCCCCGCCATCCTTCTTGCCCCAATAAAGACGTATTCTAGGCAAATTATACAACTTCGCCCTTACAACTTTCTCCCCTGCTGAGATGAAAAGAAAACCATCATCATCAACAACTGTGCCCAAGGCCAGTCCTCCAGTGTTGCCACATAAATAGCCCATTGCCCCAATGCGAGCATCGCACTGATCTGCATTTTCTTTCATCCATCTTGCAATCATTGCACCAGGAAATTTCTCTTCCTCCCATTTCTCATATATCCATTCGAAATCTTGCGAATAGTCATAAAGACCAAGCCTTCTTCTTGCTTCGCTCATTAGCTGTAAACAATCAGTGGCCCCTTCATTGGGCTTCTTCCCCCATTGATACGGAAGACCAATTAAATCATTGAAACAAACAAAGCTCATCGCAGTGAAATTTCTGCACTTGTCGGCAATGGTCCAACCAAGCTGCGGGAGAATGTAGCACGAGGAAACTGTCCTCCCACGCTATCCATTGAGCTTCTAAATCGCAGTTCAATGGTAGTGTCCGAAAAGGCAGAGCCAATGCCAATATACTGCTCTCTATATGATGCGCCTGTGAATGCATTAATGGCATTGAGCCAGTAAGTGGTCAAGGTGAGACGACTGAGCCTGTTTCCATTACCTTGTTCCACAATACGCATAGCAAATGCATCATTTGGCAGCAAAAGCTGCATCATTGCATTGTCTCCGCCAATATTGGCTACAGTTCCTTCAATGCGAAATGGAGCAAAAGTATACCTTACATTACTTCCTGGAACCTGCTTTGTTTCACCAATAAAATAGTTTTGATAGTAATTTGTACTAGTCTTGTTTCCATTACTGTCGTACATGATTAGCTCAAAAAATTGAGCCGCGCGAATGGTCGTCATACCAAGTCTCCAATGAAAGTAATGGAAATAGTGCTTAGTGCTAACACTGTGCTTTCTACTTGTGGGGAATCAGCATAAAACCATTGCACATTGGGAATAGTGCGAAAGTTATCGAACGTTGCATCTTTTTTGTAGCCAGAAAACAATTCCCTTGGTATGCGAAATCCTTCGGTGGAGCCATATTGACCATGGTAGTGATCAAAAATAGTATTAAGCACTCCTTCATCTACGTTTTCGAACGTTAGTTCAAGCGTATAGCCCGATGCTTTATTGCCAAAACTTCTGCGAACAGTTTTACCAGACAAGCTTGTATAAGCTTTCACTGGATAGACGCCCATCGTAAAACGACGAGACGTGGGGCGAATGGCATCATTCGCCTTGATGTCATCCACTTTGCGGGCGGGAGAAACGTTAGAAGGAAAGTCTGCCATGATTAACGCATGCCCACTTTACGACGAGCAGAAGGAGAATTCTGAAGCTTGTCTAAGGCTAGCGAAGCCCCACGATTGGCACCGTCACGAGCAGCCATTTTACGGGTTTCAGCCATTGCCGCTTGTAGCTGTGCCACATCCACGTATTCCCTGTCGCCAAATTTAGTGGTTTGGAAGCTCATGGAGAGCACAGGAGAAGAAGATTGTTGACGGGCGTTGTCTGAGAGCAAGTCACGAGAAGACTGACCACGCATTTGCACGGGAATGCTCTTGCCATCGGGAAGAGGAACAATGGCTTCGTTGTACTTGCCTTCGCCTACAAGACCGAGAGTGGGACCAGAGACAACGCCACCATTAGCGAAGGCACGGAAACCGCCAGAAGCAATGCCACCATTTGCAAAACCTGCAAAATTCGGGGCCATATTCCCAGCCGCATCTGTATATTGCCGCATAGGAGCAAGAGTGCCTTCTGTAATGCCAAATTTTGACATGTCTGCTCCACCGCCTCCTCCGAGTCCCGCAAACATTTTTGCAATGCCAATGGCGATATAAGTGGAGATCATTTGTGAAGCAGCTTGAGACAATGATTGACCAACACTTTGTAAGAAATTGGCAAACACTTCTTTTGCGGTGGCAGTGCCGCTAATCATATTTACTATGCCTTCAGTCAAAACATTAGCAAAAGCAGAACTAACTCCTTGAATGGCACCTTGTAGCCCTTCAAAAACACTACGAAGCTGCATTGCTGTCGTTTCAACGTTAGCAAGCTGAGTGGCATAGTCTCTGTCTCCATATCGTGCCATTGCTTGTTCAAACACGCTGGAAGCTTCTCCTGTGAAGCCAGCTTGCAAGCCCCCTCCAATTAAACCAAGTCCAGTTTGCGCTTCTCTAAGATTTTTCGTTTTCTCTAGGTTTTCTTTTAGTCGCGCTTCTTCCTCTGATAAAACCTGAACAGCTTGTGCCTGTTGCCTAAGTTTTTCAATGTAGGGACCAACAATTTTTAACTGTTTTTCTGTGAGTCCTGTCGTTTCGCGTTTAATTTGCGCCTCAATTTTTTCTGACTCGGAAAGATTTTCTTGCCCCACCGTTAAAGCGGCGATGCTATCTTTTAATTCATTGGTTTTGTTTTCAAAGGTATCAGATCGTCCGATAAGATCTCCTAGTAGGGCTTTTCGGTATTCTGCTGTGACATTTTCTCTCGCCAATACAGCAGCATTTTGCATTGAGGCTTGAGCAGTGCCACGCTGAGCCTCCTTGTACTCCCCTAGTGTTTTAATTGCGGCTTGATACTGAGCCTCAACAATGTCGAGGCCATATTCATAGTCTAACTCTGCTTTTGCTAGTTCTTTCTGAGAGGAAGTAAGATCTGACTGTGCGTCTACAAGTGTTTTCTGGAGAGCAAGGCGCTCCCTAAGCACTTTTGTTTCGTCTTCCGCGAAATCCTTAAGCTCTTTTGCCTTCTTCGCTTTTTTTCCTTTGCCTCCAGCGGCATCTAAGCTCATGCCTGCCCCTGGCCCGCCAAAAGTAAAATCCTTTCCGCCAGGAGCGGAAGCGGCGTCAAGAGCAGCTTGGCCACCAGCAGCAGCAAATTGAGCCTGAAGCTGCTGACGCCTCGTCTCTAGTGGGCTCTGCGCGGCACCTCTCCTTCTTCCTCCAGTTTGACCAGCAGCAATTTGAGCATTTACTTTGTCAAGCTCAGCCTTTATCTCAGCCACTCCAACCATGCCAAGCAAACGCCTTATCTCCCTAATAGCGCCACTGAATGCCCTTGTAATTGCTGTGCTAACTTGCACAGCAACTTTCAAAATACTTCCAACAATTCTGGCAAAATCCGTTGCCAGAACGGCCCAGTCTCTAAGATACTGCGCAATAAATTCTTTGTTTTGATTCGCCCAGTTGCTAAAACCAGAAATCGTTTCAGCAAAGAAATCTTGAAATACTGCGCCCGCTGGCCCTAACGCAGATCCAATAGCAATCTGCATGTCATTCATCGCCTTCTCAAGGCGACGCCCAGCAAATTCAGGACCAGTCGCTAATCTCTCTGAAAACTTTGCATAGTCTTCGTAATTCTTTTTAGCGAAATCAACAAAATCGCCAACTGTTACCTTGCCTTGCTCAAGTGCGCCTTGCAGCTCATCAAAGCTCATTTTGTTTGCTTGCGCAAACTTAACCACGGCCCCAGGGAATCTTTCTCCTAATTGACCGCGAAGCTCTTCTGCTTGTACGCTGCCCTTGCTGAAGATTTGCACCACTGCTCGCATGGCACCATCAACATCTTCCATGGAGCCACCAACGGAAGATACGGCCAATACAACACCTTCTAAAATTTGCTGAGTTTCTTGAACACTTAGTCCGTACTGTTTGGTATTAACCCTCAATTGAGTGAATTGACGATACACCCGTTCAATGGGGACCACGAGGGTATTACTACTTTCTGCGATTGCTTTTTGCGCCTCAGCAAAATCGGCAGCGTCAATGGAAGCGAGAGCGAGTCCACGTTGCAATTGTTGAATGGTCGCAGCGGTGTTTGTTACGCCTGCAGCCATTGTGCCAAGATTATCTGCTAGCTGACCAAAAGCAGCGCCTGCAAATGCTCCAGGAACGCCTCCCATTAAACCGCCAGCAATGCCGCCAACGGCACTGCCAACGCCGCCTCCTAAACCTCCGCCATATAAGAAAGCACCACCAGCGGCTCCTAGGCGTTGTCCACCAGTAAGAGGGCGACGAGTTTGTTTTTCAATGCCTCCTTCTACACTGACAATCTCCTTATTAAGCTGCTTCCACTCTGTAGTATCAGGAGCAATTTCTCTAGCTCTATTACGCAATACAATAAGTTTTGCTTCAAGAGCATTTAAACTGCCAGGCGCAAATGCGCCTAGGCTTTCTTGCATTTGAATGCTTTCAGCGAGGCGATCTGTCGCTTTGAGCTGGGAATTGATTTGTCCAATTTGCCTTTGCAAATCAATCCAAGGCGCCGTATTCGGCGCCAATTGCGAAGCTTCAATTCGAGCTGCTTGCAACTCTTTGTTTAGACGGACAAGGCTTGCTTCGTCAAAAGATTGCGCTTGCCCGCGAAGGCGCAATGGCTCAGCAGCAAGCTGACCGCGCTCTCTTTGGCCTTCTCTAAAACCCAAACTAGCAGCAGTAGAACGAAAAGCCCCTGATCCAATTTGCAAGCGAGAAAGCTTGCGTTGCATGTTTTCTATCTGCTTATCTAACTGCCTAAATGTTGCATTCAAATCCGCCTGTAAAGGAGCAGCATCAAGCGTGATTTTTACGCTTTTGCCAGTGCGAGCTACTTGAGCTACTTTTCTATTGACCTCTTCAATTTCACGAATAATTCTGCTGGCATTAGTCGTAAAATCAATCGTATAACGTGCCATCAGCGGCGCCCTCCTTGACGAAGCATACTTTCAATAATCCCTTCAATTTCGTCTAAAGTGGGCTCGGTCCAAGGGCGAGCTGGCAGCCGCTTATTGGATTTGCTAACCATGCCGTCATGTACGCCTTCTGCCACTTCATCATCCCAAATAAATTCAACAACTGAATTACCAATCTGCTCCCTTCGTTTACTTTGCAGCAATGCGCCAGTATCAATAATGTCCCTAGGGCTATTAACTACTTGTCCATTCTTTCTTCGCGTTTCATTTGGCCAGTCCCATTTTTCGCTTGTCATTTGCTGGTCAAAATCGGCATCAGCCCAATCCATTGCTCTTTCAAAAGTGCGACCGTTAATGCCCCTTAGTTGACGAAGCTCGTTTCCTTCATATTCAGTTATTTGCGCACCAGCGAACCGCCTTGCGTTTCTTGACAATGCAGATAATCCATCAAGAAGTCTGCCAATTGCGCTATCAGCTCGAAATGCATTACTCTCAAAGCGAAGCTGATAGGCCATTATTAATTAAGCCATAATAGCTCCAATCTAACATTTTCAACTAAGTTCAGCGCCAATCATGCCTACAATTGCGGCTGGCAGCTTCTCATTTTTTAAGGCCCACTCAAGCGCTTCTTTTGTTGATGGCTTCAATGAAGACATGCCATCATCAAGCTCGTAAGGCAAAAATTGGTCCAACTTTACCTTGCTGCCCTTTGCCCCTAGTGCTCCCATCACAACCATTGCTAACTTCGCAGTGCTAACACTTGCCGCATTTGTTCTTGCTTGCAAAGTTTTATAGCTTTTTTCAAGAACATCCGCAATCAACTTGACGGGAAGACGGGCGAAATTACCTGCTTGAAATAATGGATCGGCTAGTTGCAATGAAGCTATTTGGCAATATATTTCCGTCCAATCAGTGGCATTATCAATAGCTTCGTCGGCTTGCTTTGCAAGCCGCTCTATTAGTTTTTTCTTCCTTCCTCCTCTGACTCTTGTTCTTTATCACTTTCTTGCCCCCCATCTTCAATAGCCATAAAAGCTTCCACTTGCTCTAGCCATGCTTGTGGAAGTTTCTGCGTGTCTTCAATGGTCCAATCATCAGTGGCCGTCCATTTCTTGCCGCTAAGAATTTCACCACGATTGCGGAAAAAGATAGTAATTAACTCACCAAATTGCTCCCGTGCAGAGGGCATACTACTCATTAATGCCATAGCCTCTTCTGAATACTCCGACAAAATACTTTCCCCCTCATTGTTTCCTTGAAGCATTGCAAACGCTTCGTCTTGATCTACTTCTTTTTCAATGGCAATTTTCTTTGCCAATGCAATGGCTCGCAAAGTGAACTGCGCTCGTTTCTGTCCCTGCTCTTCGCGTTTCCACGCTTCTTCCGCAAGCCAACTGCCAAACTTGCGGAGCCTTAGGCAATCGCCAATATTCTCGTACTCTGCGTCGCTAAGCAGAAAAATGCTCGAATACTTGCTCATGATCTTCTCTATTGCAGAAAGAGTCTAGCATTGGCAATTCGCAACGGCACTCCACTATTAATTGCCTTTAAAGGCAAGCAAGCCTCAATTTTTTTATCCTTGTAAATAAAAACTGCAAAGGCTGGGCATTGAGAAAGAAAGCAGGCTAGGCCAGCCTTGATTGATATATCATCCACTTCTGCATCAAACAGCCAGATTTTCTCGCAACTGCTTTTTAAAACTTTCACGATGCAGGATAAATGTTTAGTAATTCCGTGTCTGGAATTCTAATGCGATATTGTCCATAAATCACGTCTGATTCAGGGCGAAATGAGAATTGGGCATCGGGGAACCGTCTTGCCATTCGTGTTGCCGCAGCTTGCAAGGCATTGGAACTGGTTGTGTAATCAACTAGTACGACAGTCCATTGCTTATTGTTTTGCACTTTCCCAACCATTGCCCTAGGAGAAATGGAGGCAAATTCTTCAATTGTCACTTCCAGTCCTTTTACTTTCCACTCATTCGGAACGCCCTGCCTCCCTACAACGTACACGGCGGGAAGCGTGGCATTATTAGGCAGCGTATAAGTGCCAATTAAATTAGGCGATGCAGAAAGTAGTTCAGTGACCGTTTCCCGAAGTTGCGCAATGTTCACAATAAAATAGCCTCCCCATAAGGGAAGGCTAGCAAAGATCTATGGAAAGATGAATCAGCTATTAGGAGCAGAAGGAATGATCGAACCAGTTTCAGAGGCATTCTGGTGGATGCCAATGCGGCCACGGCTAATCAAATCGAAGGTGCATTCCACGAGGTTATCAGCAGGATAGCTCTCGTTGTAGTTCATCACGCAAGCAGTAAAGGCCACGCGATCATAATAATAAGTCGTGCCAGAAGCGCCAAGCTGCTTGTTAATTTCCACGTACACTTCGTGGTTTTTGTCATAGCGCGAGGCGGTAATCACCTGGAACGCTTCATCAAAACTATTGGGCAGGAACACAGTGCCATCAACGTCCTTTTGGAAGTAGGAAGTGACAGAAGCAGTGGCTTGGCTGGTAACGATCACGCTATCAGCGAAACCGCCGCCGCCCAGCAGATAGAATTCTTGGTTGCCATCGTTAAAGGCAACAGAAGCCGTAGTAGCGGCTTGCAGGGTATAAAGGGTGGGAGCGCCGCTCACGGTGAAGGTAGCGCCGCTCTGGGTGATCACAGGACGTGAAGTTCCGTTGATCGAGCCAACACGCACAATCACGTCTTGACTCTTCACCAGCTCCGTAGGATGGTAAAGCATGAGAAGATCCTCAGCAATGGAAAGAATGATTAAGCGGAGGAAAGCCTGATCGAATCAAGCATTATCAACGCTTCCTTTGCCAATTAGTCTAAAAATTCCCCTAATTGGTGTGCCGAGGAACTGCCAATAATGAATAGCAATCTCCTCGTTTGGCAACAGCTCAAAGCGCCCTTCTCTCCCATTGATAATTGCTTGAGCAGAATCTCCAGGTGTCACGCCAGATAGCGTAAGCGGAGAAGTAAGACGACCTTCCATATAGACGGCAGTCTGGTCTGCACCAAGCAAATAATCGTACTGAGGATTGCGTTTTTGTCTTAACGATGCATAGTAAGTAATGCCCGTTGCAACAGCCACATAATTTCCAGTTTCGCTATCAAGCGCATAGCCCGAAGCCACTGACCATACCAGCGTGGAATTGGCAAGTGGCTCCAGGAAATTGCTCATACAACGAAACCAACAGAAGAAGAAGGAAGAAGATTCAGCATGCGCTTGAACTCTTGACCGTATTGAGTGGCATCTAGCCCCTCGCCATACACCTTGCCGTCAGTAGCACCAATTTGAATGCCCATCTGCGCAAGCTGAATGGCAATAATATGAGCAGCGAGGAATTTCACGGCCCTATCAGTTTGTTCCCCAAATACATCTTGCGATGCATCGTAAGTGGCTTCAGAGATGGCACCATTTACAATCCCCGATGGATGGGGAGTAAATTCAGGAAACCGCTCAAGAAAACTCGCATAAGTGACGGCCATGATCAGGCTTTCCCAATGCGAATGTTTTCAATGCGCTTATTAATGGCATTACGCACCCTTACACGGCCTTCAATCTTCTTCCATCCATTCAACTGATCGGGATCATGAATGAGTTCGATCATGCGGATGGCTTCCACCATTGGCATTTGAGAAAGCGTTTGCACATCTTGTGGAATATCTTCCACCATGATTTGCTCACGCACTTCCTCGATGGCTCCAATGTTCATAAGGCGTTTAACCGCCCTATTCTCACGAGCCACCTTCCATTGATGCTCTGGAATATCTTGATTAAGACCAGGCGTGAGTTGAATCATGCCAGTTTGCGTAATAATGCCAAACCCGCCTTCACGGGGCGGGTTTTCAAGTTCGGGACGATAAGCAATGAGCATTGTTCAAAAGAAACAATTGTCCATAGCTTAACGTCCCTCGCTTGACTAACTATCCTCAGGCCGAAGCTTGAACGTAGATAACGCTCTTGGGATAGTACAGAGCCACACCACCCACGCGAGCATGAGCGGGAACAATGAACTCAAGACCACGCTGTTGGGGCGGGAAGAGTTCCAGGGGCTGAGGAATGTGCAGTTGCACCTTCTCAGGATCACGCTTGTACACAACCATGCGGTTGGTATTCAGCACGCTATTACCAGCATCCAGTTGGTTGATGGGCTCAACGTTACGGATGTAGGGATTGGTGCGCAGGAAGTATTCCAGCACAGTCACGTCCGAGCTGTCGGAGTTGCGGGTGGTGCTCACCTTGTTGTAGTCCTCATAAGCCATGAGGATAGTGTCGGGCTGCTCCTTCATCTTGGAGGCGTTGATAATGGCGCTCACGCCATAGTTCAACAGTTCAAGCATTTCCTGAGCAGTGGTACCACTATCGGTGAACCACTTATCAGCAGCAACAACGTCCACAGTGGAGTTGTTGAAGAAACCAGACAGGCCAACGGTGCTTTCACCGAACAGAGCCACTTCTTCCACCTTCTCCTCATAGGCACGACGCACGGCAGCAGCACGACGCTGCTCCAGAGCGATGTTGGCCATCTGAGCGGCACGCAGTTCCTGCACGGTGTAACCGAAGGAACCACCGAAGGAGCGGATGTTGATGCTCTTCTCAACTTGGCTGATGTCAGCGCGGGGCAGATCGTCAGCAGCATCAGCAATCAGCTTGAACTCGCCAGTGGAGTCCATGATGCGATAGGTGAAGGTCTGAGCGCCAGGGCCAGCTTCACTAGTGACAGGCAGAATGGTCGGATACTTAATATCCGCATACTGCACTTCAAACACTTGGGGGCGGATGTACTCAAGCTGACGCTCAAGGAACAGACCCGCGTCATCCATACGGAATTCAGACATTGTTAGGGCCTCCTATCAAGAATCAGCGGAAAGAGTAAAGCTGGGGCCATTCAGCTCCAGAATTGCAATGCCGCTGGAAGTGGTGGTGCTCAGGAAACGTGCGCCAGCGAGGCGAACGGTTTTACCAGAAGCAAAAGCATGCGAGAATTGACCAGCCTTGCCAGTGCCGCTAGCGGAATACAGCACGCGCACAGGCGAAGTGGGCGAAACGGCGCCAGTCACATAGACAGCCACTGCACCTTCGTTGGCCACGTTCAGCACTTGCTGATTCTTCACACCAGGACGGTTGTTGGAATCAAGAGCGGTTTCATCAACGTAAGTGAGAACGTTGATACCCTGAACGGTGTCAGAAGCGCCAGAGATGGTAGCAGCAGAGTTTGCAGCAGTGCCAGCGGTGTTGTAGACAACCACATTACCGAAAGGCAGCACAGCGCCAGTTTCGTTGATGTAGGTGCCGATGGTGTTGTCGCGAATGTCAGACAGTTGACCTTCCAGCAGTGCAGTGTGCTCCAGAGCATAGCTCTGTTGCACGCCACCAGCGGAGGCAGTGCCCGAAGCAGAGAAAGTTACGGCCATGATTACTTAGCCTCCTTGGAGATGGAAAGGGGCTTCTTCCATGCATTCTGCAGCATATCCATATAGGCAGAGGGTGCAGAAACAGGAGAAGCAATGGAAGCTACGGCTTTACGCAGCTCATCGGTGGTGGCAGAGTCAGAACGACCCTCAGAAAGAGTGTCGAACATTGCCTGCACGTAGTCATCGCTCTTCTCAGAAAGATCAAGCTCGTCACCACGTACTGCTTTGATGGAATCAACCATCACTTCGCGGGCAGTTTTGCCAGCAAATTCATAAGCAGAATCCAGGACAGGCTTGGCTTTCTCAATGAGAGCCACGCGCTCTTCAACCATGGAATCAAGGTTGATTTCTTGAGCAGCAGCAAGTTCGCCTTTCAGCTCTTCCACCTGCTCAGCCAGGGCATCGGCGCGACCCTCGGCGGAATCGCACTTGCCTTGCATTTCCTTTTCCATGGCGTCCATTTCTTCCTTCATTTTGGAAGCTTCGGCCATGGCGTCTTCGTAGCGACGCTTCATTTCGGCGTAGCTGCCTTTTGCGTCTTCACGCTCAGCAGCAATAGCAGCCGCAAGGGCTGCGTCCGCCTCGAAGGAAACGCCATCAAACACGATGTTTGCTGACATAGTTTTTTCCTTTTTGGAAGTAATTAAATCGTTGACAGCGGCATCCGCCGAATCAAGCATGAGACGCACTTGCGCCCCACCTCTAGCCCTGTTGACAATAGCAACGTGGTTGCCACGAATGTTACGCTGAACACCATCATAATGCTGGCCGTCAGGTGTAACGCCAGGCTCCGGACTGTAATCAACCTTGTAGCCACATGAAACCTCGCGCACGTCTCCGCGCATGATTGAATCAATGGTTTCCTTATCGGTCACAGTCAGAGTGCTTTCAACAAAGCCATCGGAGTAAGAGACATCTGCGCTGGTAAAACCAACCGCATAGTCTTTTGTATTGGCGGCATCAAGTAGCACTGGAGGGTGTTCTCTTGTGACGCATTTTTCCCGAAAACTATCAAGCGCTTCTTGTGAAGCCACTTCATCCTCGGGCCTATACTCCAAGCGGACACCGCCACTTGCATCTGTATACGACTGAATGCCAGTACGAGCTATTCGCGCCTTTACGCGCAAATAGCCCTCATCCGTGAACTCGTAGTTCTGGATGGTGGAAACATCGTAACGGAAGCCGTTTTGGAGGTCCATGTTTACATAATAAGCCAAAGAATGTGTTAGCATTTGGGCGATGATTCAAACGTAGATCAATGGGCGCACGGTGGCACTACGTTTATTATTCCTATGAGCAATGGGGGCGGGGCTATATTGGCAAGCGCTCGTCGAACGTACTTCCAGAGAATGATATCTCCTACTTCGGAAGTTACACTGATAAAACATTCAAGCCCACGTGCAAAATAATTCTTGAAGTATTTAATACAGAACAAGAGGCCCTTGAGGCGGAAGTGAAATTGCATCAATACTATGAAGTGGACATAAATCCACATTTTGCAAATAAAGCCAAGCAAACCACGTCCAAATTTGCTTGGAGAGGAAATACGACAGAAAGGTTAACTGTTAAACAAAAAGCAAACAGAAAGCAAAAGTGGATCAAATCTTTGTGCACTGGATCTCGGGGTTACTTTTACCACTTCATTTCACCCAACGGGTCTATACATGTCACCTTGAACCTGCGGGAATTCTGCAGGGAGCACGACATAAACAGAGCACATGTTTACGATGTGATTAACGGCAGGCTTAAGCAGATCAAGGGATGGAAAGTTAGCAAGCACGCGATGCCATGAGATTTTTAGCAAGCACTGTCAATGGCATGAAGCTGCCTCACCACCAAAGGCGCATGCTTATTGCATCGCGCATTAAAGATGCCAGGCTAAACAATGGTCTATCTCAGCGGGATGCAGCAGAAGCGCTTCACATAGGGCAATCCACCTATTGCCGAATAGAAAAAGGGCAAACAGAGCCGTCTGTCGTGCAAATTGTCACACTCAGCGGTCTCTACGACGTCAGCGTGCTATGGCTGATGGGCTACCCATCTTTCATTGCAAAAATTAATTGATTTCTTAATAAATGCCGTTTATCAACAGCTTCAATAATCAATCCTCGTCGTCGTCTTCGCCGCGAATGCTGGCAAGTTGATTTTCAATGTCTTCCATAATGTAGGACTTCGCCATTGCCTCAATTTCAAACGTCAAAAACTTTGTCGGTTCAAAATGAGGGTCGGGCTTTTCGTAAACGCTCATTACATAGATGTGCGTTTCATCTAGTCGTCCATTTTTAAAGCACTGCTTCTCCACTAGTTCCCATCGTGAAGTGTTGCGATGCTCGTTAGCGGAAAGAATAGAGAGAGCCTTTAAAAGACCAATGCCTTCGTCTTCTTCTTCGATAACACGCACGTATTCGCTCATTGGTCTTTTTTGCGATTCTCTACCATCTTAATGATGCGATTTGCCCACGCCCTACCAGCATCGCCGCCCCATAAAAGCCATGCAATATAACCAGCATCATCCTCTCCACCACTTTTATTCTTTTCATGGCGAGAGAAAAATGCCGACATGCGCTTGATGGTGGCAAAGCTA